CATTAGCCCACTCGATGTCATCTATCAAACGGAACCTGCCTGCAGGTTGTCGCCACCATACTCCGTCCAAGCAGAATGATTGGGAATCATCTGCTTGCTCTCAACCCCCTCCCCATTCGCCCGAGTATCTTCAGTTTGTGAGGACTGAAGTTACTCGGATCTTCTCTTCAGGGTGGGATAAGGATTATGAAAGGTTCGTCACCTCTCATGTTCCTAATCCCACAGCTCGAAAGCCCAAATCCAGTAGGGCCGACGATATCTGGGCTGGTCGAAGAGAAGAATTCCTTACCGCGTGTCTGAGCGATAGTGCGGAGTTGCCCTCCGTACTTACTGCGCGTTACAAAGAGGTCTTGTCGGCCGGCAAGAAGCGTCCTCTACTCATTTTCGATGAGTGGATTGAGCTTCTTGCGCCCTTACATAAGAAGGTTTACAACCATCTTTGTAAGCAAGATTGGCTTCTTTGCGGTCCTCCGACCGAGGAGCGAATGACATCTACCTGTGTCAATCGTGTTCAGACCTCTGTGGATCTGGTGAACGCGACTGACGGTCTCTACCACTCTGTGGCGGAGACGATCCTCGATGCCCTTTTCTTTACGGCTTGGAAGATTCCGAGGCCTCTGAGGCGCCTAGCCAAGGCGTCTCTGAGTCCTATCTTCGAGTCAAGACCAGGTGTTCATCGTAGGGTCAGGCACGGGCAGATGATGGGAGCCTACCTCTCTTTTCCCCTTCTCTGCCTCCAGTCTTATGTGGCTGCCCGATGGGCTTCTCGCTTTGATTGTGAGGCGCGGTACCTCGTGAACGGTGATGACACTGTCATCTCTGCATCGAGAGGAATCAGCGTGCAGGACTATCCCACTGGGATGCGGCTCAACGCTGATAAGACGATAACCGCGGAGTCGGTAGTCGAGGTCAACTCGACTGCTTTCCTGAGAACTCGGGGAGGATGGCGTGAGGTACGCCATCTCCGGAGAGGAGGAGCTCTTACCGATTATCCGGGTATGATGCACATGGCTTCGGCTGTGTCTAAAGCCGGAAAAGAGTGGGTCGACGCTTACCAGCGCGCCAGAATCGGTAGGAGATGGGGTTTTCTCCCGAGTCAGCTGGGACATTGGTCCTATGCCTCTTATTTGCGTGAGAGGCAGATGCTTCGGAGTCGTATACCTACGGCTCTTCCTGTTGTCAGATCGGAACAGAATGAAGCGTTGCTGAGGAAGGTTCCTGGTGAACCTTCCCTCCGTGAACAGGAGGCTCTCAGAGCCTTTATTTGGACTCACGGTCGCTCGGGAGGTTTGAAGAGAGACGAATATTCTCCGTCCTGCGGGAAGATTCGTCGGACTTATCGCTATGCGGCCCAGCCGCCTAGATCGTACCTTTCTTACATCGTCAAGATGGGTATGGTACGACACGAAAGTCGTCGTAAAACGGTCGGTTTCTTTTATCTTCCCGAAGATGAAGATACCGATGAAGAAAAGAGAGCCTATGAGTGTTTGGCACTATGGCGTGAGCCATTCGTGCGCGGGTCCTCATAGGGGTAAGGTTGTGTGGGATTCCCATCACCTGAGGTCGAGTCGATCGGCCCGTTCGGTAGCAATGAGTATCCCGGAAGTCTCTCCCTCCCCGCCATCCCGATTCCTGGCATTTGCCGGTTCACGCCCTAACAAAGGCGTCGGACCTTACATCTCCGGACGTAAGGGTTGTCGAGCGTGGGAACCGTAGGGCCTTATGGTTAGTGTAGCCTCGATCCCCAGCGATGGGGTGAGGGATCTCCCCTGACTCTCGTAGCCAGAAGTGGAGACAGCACTAGGTCCTGGAGCCAGTGGGGGCTTGTATGGTGACATACTTGCCGACGCTGTCTTGAGGGGGGTTTGGGAAAGGACTGGAGAGACAGGGAAAAGTTGACGAACGGAACCAGCCGATGTCGCGGGGCTCTCTGAGCAGGCGACTCGTCAGTGGAGGTGCTTATCATCGCCGGGATGAATGCACTAGTGGCAGTCTTTAGATCGCGACTCCTACGGGAATGCTAGCGGTTTATGGATGTAGGTCCACAATTAGCCCACTGAGC